TGCACCAGAACTTGCTGCTGTAACTGTGAAGTAGTCTAGTTTAGGACCTTGAGGTTGAACTGTAGCAGCAGAACTAACTGCGTTTGCACCACTGTTTGTGTATGCTGGTGAGTCAAAGTTGATTACCGGTAGAAAGTCACCGTTTGTTTTTGTAAATTGTGCCATTTTATAATGCCTTTTAATAAGTTGAAGCCTACTGCCTCATACATATATTTATGCCAGAACCAAAAAAAACACGGTTTTGGATAAGAGTCTTGAGATATTTACGGCTTTTTCCTTAAAGATTTAGCAAATCTCTGTTTATCCTTGCTCTTAATTGAACTTAATAACTTACGTTCTAAAAGCTGGGCCTGTTCCTCTGAATAATGTTTATTAATCAACTCAATTAAATTGATAGCACTGGTTATAATGTTGTGGGCCCTACTCTCAATAATATGAGTAGTGTCACGGTTAGTTCCAAGTGCTTCTAATTCCTGCAAGAGGGAGCGAGTTTGTTTTTGCATATAATTATCCTACTTGTATTTATGCGATTCCAGAATAATTATTTCTTTAGGGAATTCAATAACGACTTTAATTTAGACCCTTGTACATCAGCATGAACCGTCCTAGTTGCAGGTTCTAATGTGATTTCTCCTGTTGCAGCATCAACTGTAGCTTGGGGCTTTAATGTACTCATAATGTCGTTTGCGCTAGCTTTTGGAGTATAACTTTGTTCCCCATCAATACCCAGGTCACTAATACGCATGGTTTCAACATCATATTCTAAATCAATTTTCATACCCACACCAGTTGAACTACGACTTTTCATGCATTGAATCTGATACTTACCACGTTCACGCATACTGCGACTTGTGAAAATACCAAACACATTATCTGCTGTGTTAATCTTACTGATACCACCTGCAATGTGACTGTGATCAAATTCTTGTTCGTCAACAGCACTACGATTTAATTGACTTGCAGTAACTAGTAATACACCAAGTTCTTTTGCTAGATTACGCAATTCTTCTGCTACATACTTGTCTTTGATAAACTGATCAGTGGGGCTAACATTAATACTTACTGGCATAACTAAATCTAAGTAATCAACCATTACAAAGTCAATCTTAATCCCAGTCTGAATCTGTACTTCTTTCAGATATGCACGAATATCATTAACATTACTTTGTGCAGGTAAATTTTTAACACGATACTTACCAGACTTCTTACCTGCCATCTTAACACGCAATTCCGTTGTATCAATGTCTTTACGAATTGCTTTTGTACCCATCATGGTTAACATTGCATCTGTTCTTAATGATGTTAGTTCTTCACTCAATTCTAATGTGATATAAACACCGCTCATGCCCATCTGTAACCAGCTTAATGCAATGTTCATCATCACTAACGATTTACCTGAACCCGAACCACCTGCAAAGATATTCAACTCACCTCGACTCATCCCACCATACAGAATACGATCCATCTGTGGCCATCCTGTTGATACTTGGCCACCACTGTTAAAGTATTTGTTGATACGACCTTTAGGGTCAGCAAAGTAATCTGTACCCATGTCTTTCTGTAAACTAATCTGTACCGCATCTTTGATTAGTTTCTCGACTGGCTCAAACTCACCTTTCTCAAGCAAGTCTGCTGCTTTAAGAATAGCACGTTCTAGTTCCTGTCGTTTAGTGAATGATTCAAACTCATCAAAGAACCATTCATAATGCCCATCATTCAATTCTGGGATAGATTCAATGTCTATGCCAGTTGTTGCTTTGATTTGTGTTGTGTCCGGTAATACTCTATACTTGTCTGTATGTGACTTGAACAACTCAGCCACTGGTCTGAGAGAACGGTCAAAATTCTCACTGTTCATAATGTTCATAACACGGGTATACAATTCCGCATTTGTTACCATCATCCTCAGAAACAGTTTCTGAACATCGGTTGTATATTCTAATTGTTTTTTAGTTTCCTGCTTTGCCAATTTTCTTCCTCTGCATTTCTATTTTGATTTTACTATTTGTTGCATACTGTAGTATACTTAACAGGGTAGGTAGCTTACCATATTTAACTACTGCGTCATTCACATCCTTTACATCAACATCCCAATTAGGTAAACTGACACTATAACCCAATTCTAATGCTTTATCGCACAACGCTAATCCTGTACTATCTCTATCTGGAACTAGTATCATTTGTTTATTCAATGTACTAAGCAATAGTGCTTGATCATTACTAATGTCATTGTGCATCAATGCTACTCCATCAATACTTAATGCATCAAATATACCCTCTGTTACTATACACACACTCCACTCAGGTTTCTGCATATCAATATTGAACACATACCCGGGCTGTTGTTCATTGATGTACTTAGGGATTTTGTTATCTAAGAATCTACTTGTATGTCCTACAATCTTATTCTTATATGTGTAAGGGATGATTACCCTATTACCCATTCTACCTGGCTCATGCGGAGTGATTAAGAAAGGATATTCACTACTATCTATCTTTCTACGTTGCAGATATTCTACATATACTTTGTGCAATGGGTTATTCGCATCAACAATCTCACCCTCAGGAAGTGTGTGGTCATTGAACTTGATTTTTATCTTTTGTTTCTTTGGCTGTGTAAAGTCTATCAAGTCTTTTTGTTGTAGACTTTCTAAACTCCATCTTTTGACTTGATGCTCATCGATACCAGACCATATTAACAGATTGCGAGTTTTTGCGCTGATAGACCGACCTAGTACAAAGTTACACTTGAACCCGCAATTGAAACAATGCATACTCCAGTTACTGCCATCAAACTTAATGCCACCTCGCATACGTTTATCTTGTCTGTGACCAAAGTGGGTACAACAGATAGCGTTAAAGCTAGTCCAACCTGAACTCGTTTGTTTCTTTTTACCAGGTAATATAGATAGGATATCAAACATCTATTGAGTGTAACACAATAGAAACACTAAAGCAAATTATCTGGTCAATATATTGGTTACTGCGCCAGCATTGCTAGTGAATTGCATGCGGATATAAGGATGAAATCCTTGTATAACATATCCAACCGTTTGTGTAACATTGGATACTTCTTCTGTTGTTACAATATCATACCAATCATTGTCTACGATACTGCTACCTTGAATGGTCGTGTTTCCATAGAATTCAATATATTCTGTTTGGATAGTTAGTATTGGATTGTTATTTGTACTTAATACGCTGGTAGTGTATGTTAGGCTACTTCCGTTAGAACCGTGACTATTAGGAAATGCCTGTCCAGTTGGGATAGTGATAGTGTAAGATGGGACAAAGTTAGGTAATACACTGTTGACGATATTCATTATACCACGAGCACCTGCATTTTGGTCTACAAATACAGGAAAATCAAATTCATTGACTGGGATTTCTAATGTGTAGTAACATTTCTGAGCCTGAATATTCTCAAGGTCTGCTGCATTTAAAAATAATGCACAGATTCCTGTAGCTGCAAACTGTAATGTTAATGCTTTTTGTATCAGAACTTGATTGCCTTCATAGTTTAATATACGGCAAGTGATACTTTTTCCAGTGATATCTATGGGTTTTTGCTCTTGATTTATGAACTGGAACTGAATCTGATTATCAACTCCCTTGTGTAAAGTTAATGGTTTTGCGTACTGTGGCATATATCTCCTCGGTGAATAGCCTGACAATAGCACAACAATGTTGCGCTGAACGTAATAAAATACTGATGTTGAATACACAAATGTAGGCTCCTATCAACTATTTAGTATAATATATTAATTTAAATAACTTTGGTTACCCGATAAATAAACTGTTCACTATAATAATGATCCAAAACGAATTCTTTAACCGCTTGACTCAAAATCACCCTTTCATAACTGTGTGTTCATATGCCAACCAAGACTATGTTGGAATTGTTCAAAACCGTGATGACATGGTGACTACCATTTACGACTACGGATCCATAGTAGACAATGATATAAAAGAGAAGTTTTTAGAACTCGGAGAAGTTTGGTGGTGGGAAAGTAATAGACTTATACCCATCAACTTGTTCTTAAAACATGAATGGACTATGTTTAGACCTTATTTAAGAACATTCAATAACAAAAGTCTAGTTATTGTTCATGGTCCAATATGTAGCATGAACGAATTAAGTAAGCGCCGTAGTAAACGCCGTAGTATCACCCTCGTCAAACGAATGCCCTAATAGGTTCATATGAACTACAACTAGCTGCGAGTAAGCTATACCATGCGCTTGTTTAAAGCTGTATCCATCAGTTCCCTTATCCCAGACAGTTTTTGCTACTTCACGCCAAGGTAATCCAATCAAATGTTTCTTGCCAGGACGAATTACTGCTAAGAACATTGCTAATCTTGGGATGCTATCTATAGGTTCTGGCATCTTTTCTAAGTTGTAGTACTGATTGTTCAAGTGAATCAGTTTCTCAACGAAAGACTTATCTTTTAATTTAGTCCAATCAGGTTCAACCATCAACTCAGTTAGATGTTGTTCATCTCGTACATTCTCATATACATGAACATTCAATAGGTCAAGTTTGAAATAACCACGCTTCTCTGCTACTGTATAATCAATGCTAGCAAAGTCATTGACTGGGTCATAGGGAATAGGAGTAACATATACTCCAGTCGCATGTTTACGAATAGGATTGACATTACGCATTGCCGCACTGGTGTGCTTAATCAGTTCAAGTAGTTTATCTCTTGAACCAAAATCAATGTCAATATCACTATCTATTCTCACGGTTGCATTACTCCTGCTTTGATTAACTTACTATACGCTTTTTGCACAACAATAGCTTGTCTTTCGGCATCTTCTACGGCTTTGTGGGTTGTAGTGTGACCGCCATCACTGAGTTTGACTCCTGCGACTTCATACAATGTTCTAGTGTCTCGTACGGTATAGAATGGCCACGGTATTCGCATTCCAAGTTGTTGCCAAGCGGTCTCGCAAGCCACAACGTCAAATGCAGCACCATTAGACCAAACAGCCCTACGATTCCAACAAAACTTATAAAGGGTCTCCATAGACTCATTAAATGATATACGTCCTTCGTCCCCCATTGCTTCTTCAAGTGCTGCGGGGTTTTGTTTTGACCACCATTCAATTGTGTTATCATCAATTATCCTATTATATTTTTCAGTTTGTTCTTCAATCGTAGGACGCAATTCTAATCGTTCTACTACACCATTGCCTTTAGGATCAAACCGTACAGCTCCTATAGTCAGTATAACACAGTATGGACTTGTGTCCAGTGTCTCCAAATCAATCATTATATCATTTGCCATTACATTTGCCACATTTCATACATCGTTTTAAATTTATCATCCCATATCTCTATTGTAACACATCCTCCAGCTAAGGAGAAGTCCCAACCTTGGTGTCTTTCACCGAAATTTCTTCTCATCCATTTTACAATGATAGCAGGATCTTCTTTATGGTATCTACAATCTCTTTGATAGACTGTTTTGTGTCCATTTTTATATTTGTTATCCCTACATAAAGAGGATGCGGCAGTGGGAAATGCTTGTCTGAATTGTGTTGTGTATGTTGTTATTGCCATATTACCATCTCAATCTTGCTAAAATATAATCACGCTCGTATCTAAATTTGATTTTGAATAACCAAACTTCATCATATACCCAAGTGTACAAACAATGTCTATCTGGGTTTTGTATGTTTCTCAGTATCCAATCTACTAACTCTATCCTTTGTGGTATCGGGTCATGTTCATCAAGTTTGATAACTATTTCATGCCAGCCGGGCTTGATGTTTTTCCATTCGGTATCACTCATTGGAACCTCAATAAGAATATCAAATACTTCTGTTCATCTACAATCTCGTAACCATCAGTAATATTTCCATCAAGCATGTTCATCTTTATGCCATACTTGTCTTGGATATAAGATTCAAAATCATAAGCATCAAACTCTTTTCTACCTTCCATGAATTCAGTTCTTACTAACTTGAGCAGGTTCCAATACTTCCAACGATTCTTCCTGAAATGAATTTGTGGATCATCGTCATCATAATCTTGAAATGATTTTGTTATATTACTCACATCCACCTCAGTGCAAAATATGTACTGTATTCTTCTTTGTAAAAAATGAATTTAGCATAGCGTTCTGCTGGTTCAGCTAATGATTCTGCTTTGTGATATTCCCAATCAAAATCCAAATTGATTACCCACCCATGCCGTTGCATCTCATGCACTATATCTATAATTTCATTCGCACTCTTGCGCTGGACAATTATAGTTTTCATTCCCAGCGTAATAGAAACAATGTTAAATCTTCATCACGGGTGAGCATTATCTCACATTGTTTAATGTTATCTACCCAACGATTACTTCCAGTTTCTTCATCATATCCTGAATTTCCATAATTCTTTTTACACCACTTCTTGACTTCTTTGTTGTCAACATCTTCTTGATTCTTCCAAGAGACTGTATGTATATTAATTTTGCTACCGAAATAGCGTTCTGTTTTATGTGTAAATTTACTCATGTCCACCTCAATGTAAAATGTGTGGCAATTTTACTGTCACTAAAATGAAAGTCAATCTCTCCCCAGAACCACTCACGCATCCATCCCGTGCGATAATGTTTTTCACACCATTGTGTCATATCGTCTACTTTGTCATCCCAATCATTATAGTTCATAGTTAGAGGTGCTTCAATAGTCACAATGTATGAGTAATTGTTTTTAATATACCGTGTTGTTTTTCTACGCTGCTTACTGTTCATGACCATCTCAATATGAAAAAGGTTCTATCCGCTTCATCACGGAACCAATACTTTTGATTACTGCCTACCCAACGGGCGTGTTCTATTGACCAATCACTATATCCCATTGTATTCACTAACCAAGCATCCATTTCACGCCACTCTTTTGCAGAGTAGTTGTGTGGCTTAACACAATAGGGATATTTAGGTTGATTCTCGGCGTATCCAGTTTCAAGGCGTTTTATATTGAGTTCATTTATCCATTGCTCTGCCAATTCAGATACCCATCTAGCTTCTGACATAGCACGTTTCTTTATCATGACCTTCTACTAGTAGCCCGCCTCTTTGATTGTATCTTTGACTCTTTTTGTAACATCAATATCACGCTTAAACTTAATAGCCCATTGTTCTGGATTTATATAATCAATAATCATTTTAACATGTCCTTCATTTAATGTATCTAGAAAACGGGTACCACTGTCGCTCTGGTACAACAACCAAGGGCTAATCTTGCCCGTTGTGATAGCATAACATAGTTTGTTTGCATTACCATAACGCAACATATCATGTGGTTGAATGTTTGCGTCCTCAGCTAATTTGATACAAGTCTCTACACTACGATGTATCGCATCAAACGGATCCTCATGTCGTAGATACTCAATAAGATATTTGGTATAGACACTATCACTACACCAATTATCAATCTTAATCTGATTCTTTAACAACCATTCAACATATCGTGTTATGTTGATAGCGTTAATGTTAAGACAATAATTACCAAATTTTGTGAATGCAGTATAGTATGCGCTACGAATGAATTCTTCATAGGTACGATGTTTGCGACTAGATGTATTCTTTTTATAAAACTGCACCCAAGTCTGAAAGCCAAACTGATTACCACGCAAGTCTTTATCTAACCACC